CGTTAACGTGTGGCTGGAAAAAAGAAACTGGCGGCGGCAGAGCGGCGAGATCGTCACGGACTACGACATTCGTTCCGATTTACTGAACGGCCTTCCGCAGCGGCGATTGGAAAGACTCGCGGCCTAAGCCTGTTCGCCGAGATAACCGGCCTCCTTGTGAAGCCCGACCGGATTCAGATACGTGCGGTGGCCTGACGGCCGGCACCCCACACATCCCCGGCCTCGCGCATTAGGCGCGCGGCGCGGGTGGGATTCAGGTTGACGATTTCGAGCCCGGCTACCAGTTTGCCGCTCCACCCGCCGTCCGGGTCGCGGATGAATTTGACCGTAACCCCGGAGGCGTGGCGGGCGGTGTTGCCGCTTACGGTCCAATCGCTTGGTGCGGTTTCATCCGGTGCGGGGGCGCGGGTTATCGCGTCGGCCAACGCGCGCAGGATAACGGCCTTGTCATTCGGCGTCGTCCAGTCGCCGGACGCCCATCGCCGGACGGTTCGCGCGGAAACCCCGAGGCCGACGGCCATCGGGGTCTGCCAGCGCGGCCCCCAGAGGGCCCCGCCGATGCGGCGAAGTTCAGTCGGCGTCATCGAAAAAGTAGGAGACGGCTTGGGTCGGGCTGAACAATTCGCCCGCGATCTCTCCAGCCGAGTAATTGTCGTCCGCGAAGGTCATTTCCTCGGACCAGTCAAACCGGCGGATATCAATGATATCCTCTTGCTCGTGTACCACCAGGATCGGGGCAATCCCCAATTCCCTTGCGGCCGCAAGCCGATGAGACCCCTCCAGCGCCATGTAATGGTCGCCGCAATCCACGACCTCGATGGTGGGGGCACCAAGCGCCTTCATCTGCTCGATGACATCGTCAAGGCGATCAGCTTCCGGGGCGTGGATGGCGTAAATCGTGGTCATTTCGGCTCTAAGTTTAGATGCGGCCGGGCGGTGTGCCCCTGCCAATAGCCTAGATATTAGGACACTAGGGCGGGGCTGTCAAGTGCCTAAAAACCCAGTAAATCCGCCGTTTTTCCCATCCCCGGACCCCCACGGGCCAATATCCACAGGGACCGCATGCGCTGGTCCCCCGGGGGGGCGCATCAACACCGAAACGCTAGGAGCCTGCCGCCCGCGAGGGAGCAGGACCGATGCTGTAATGCAAGTTACCCAAACCCCCGTCAGCGAGATCATCCCATACGCCAACAATTCCCGCACTCACAGCGAGGAACAGGTGGCGCAGATCGCGGCGAGCATCAGGGAGTTTGGATTCAACAACCCCGTTCTGCTGGATGGAGACAAGGGGATAATTGCGGGTCATGGCCGGGTATTGGCCGCCCGCAAACTCGGGCTTGATACGGTGCCGACAATCGAGTTGTCGCACCTGACCAAGACGCAGCGTAAAGCCTACATCATCGCGGATAATAAACTGGCCCTCAATGCGGGGTGGAATCTGGATTTACTGGCCCTGGAAATGAAGGGGCTGGGCGATGAGGGTTTTGATCTTTCGCTGATCGGGTTTAATCAGAACGAGCTGGCATCCCTGCTTGCCGACAAGACCGTGGGCTTGACAGACCCGGACTCCGTGCCGGAGACGCCCGATTCGCCCCGCGATCCGGTGTCGCGCCCTGGCGATCTGTGGGTGCTCGGAAAACACCGGCTGCTCTGCGGCGACAGCACCGATCCGTTGGCTGTCGCCCGCGTGATGGACGGCGCGCGCGCCTCGCTCGTGTTCACATCGCCGCCCTATGGCAACCAGCGCGACTACACCACCGGCGGCATCGGCGATTGGGACGCATTGATGCGCGGCGTGTTCGGCGTGCTCCCCGTCGCGGACGACGCGCAGGTTCTGGTTAATCTCGGACTGATCCACCGCGACAACGAGTGGCAGCCCTACTGGCAAGGCTGGCTGGAGTGGATGCGGGAGAAGGGCTGGCGCCGGTTCGGGCTCTACGTCTGGGACCAGGGGCCGGGTCTGCCCGGCGACTGGAACGGGCGCCTCGCGCCGAGCTTCGAGCTCGTCTTCCACTTCAACCGAACGGCGCGCAAGCCCAACAAGATCGTGCCCTGCAAGTGGGCCGGTCACATTTTCCACGATGATGACGAAGGCGGCTTGCGCAATAAGGACGGCTCGGTCGGGGGATGGACCCATGCCGGCAAGGGCGTCCAGGACATGCGCATTCCCGACAACGTCATCCGCATCACGCGGCACAAGGCGCGCGGCATCGAGACCGAGCACCCGGCCGTGTTCCCCGTGAAGCTGCCGGAGTTTGTCATGCGTGCCTACAGCGACGATGGGGCTGTCGTCTACGAGCCCTTCGCCGGCTCGGGGACCGGCATTGTCGCCGGCCAGCATACCGGCCGCCGCGTGCGGGCGATCGAACTCGCGCCCGAGTATGTCGACGTGGTGCTTCTGCGCTGGGCGCAACTCTTTCCCGACCTGCCGGCGATGCTCGACGGCCGCCCCTTCGACGACGTGGCCGCGGAGCGCAAGGCCGCGGCAGGACTTCACGGGAAAGAAGGCGGTTTTGGAGGCAACGGGGGAGATTTTCCCGTCAATAAAAGCGGGGGTTAACGATGCAAACGAAGCCCCCGTTTAAACCCACGGATGAACAGCGCAAGCTGGTGGAGCAAATGTCGGCGGTCGGCATCCCGCAGGAGTCGATAGCCCTTGTTCTCGAGATAGACCCCAAAACGCTGCGGAAACACTTCAAGCCCGAGCTGGACACCGCGGCGATCAAGGCAAACGCCAAGATCGGCGGAACGCTGTACAACAAGGCAATGAGCGGCGACACCACGGCGGCAATCTGGTGGTCGAAGGCCCGCATGCGGTGGTCGGAGAGGCAAGAGTTTGAACATTCAGGCGCGGACGGTGGCCCGATTTACCTATGGGGAACGAAGCCATCCGAATAGGGGCGGCGTCCCCTATCTTCGATCAATTCAAAAGGCCGTCGCGTTACAAGGCGCTTTTCGGCGGGCGCGGGTCGGCTAAGTCGCATTTCTTTGCGGAATCGCTGATTGCCAACGCCGATTCGGTCAAGGGCATGCGGGCGCTTTGCGTCCGCGAGGTGCAGAAAACCCTACAGGAATCCGCCAAGCGGTTGCTCGAGGACAAGATCGCCAAGTTTGGAGCCTTGGGGCGGTTCGACATACAGTCCGACCGGATTGTTACGCCCGGCAACGGAATGATCGTCTTTCAGGGAATGAGAGACCACACGGCGGACAGCATCAAGTCTTTCGAGAGTTTCAACGTGGCGTGGGTCGAGGAGGCCCAAACGCTCTCAGCCAGGTCGCTGGAACTCCTGCGCCCGACGATCCGAGCCCCGCGTTCCGAGTTGTGGTTTTCGTGGAACCCGCGCCATTCGTCGGACCCGGTTGACGGTTTTTTCCGTGGGCCTAACCCGCCGGAAGATTCGATCATCTCGAGGATTAAATATTCGGACAACGTGTTTTTTCCCGCGGAGCTTGAGGCGGAACGGAAACACGACGAGGCGCACAACCCGTCTCGATACGCGCACATCTGGCTTGGCGAATACGAGCCCGTCGCGGTCGGAGCGATCTGGGACCGATTGACGATCCACCAGTCGCGGCGAACCGAGGCCCCGAAACTCTCCCGCATCGTGGTCGCGGTTGATCCGGCCGCCAGCGACACGCCGGATTCGGACGAACACGGGATTATCGCATGCGGTCTTGGCGAGGATAAGCGGGGCTACGTCCTGGACGACGCCAGCCGGAAGGGCAGCCCGAGGGAATGGGCGCAGACGGCGATTGCGCTTTACGACCGTTTCGAGGCCGACGCCATCGTGATCGAGGTCAACCAGGGCGGGGACATGGTGCGGCACACGCTGGAGAGCGTGCGGCGCGGAATACGGATTCTCGAGGTTCGCGCCAGCCGGGGCAAGCACGTTCGCGCCGAGCCGATTTCGGCGCTCTACAGCCTGGGGCGGATTTCCCATGTCGGGACGTTCCCGAAACTAGAGGACCAGATGTGCCGCATGGCGGCCAACGGCTACGAGGGCAACGGAAGCCCCGACCGCGTGGACGCCATGGTGTGGGCCTTTACTGAATTGTTCCCGCAGATGACGCGGGCCGAAGTTAAAACCGAACACGTCGAGCCCTTGGGCGTCGGCGGGTGGATGGGGTGAGCATGGCTGAAAGCACCAGCGATTCCGTCATTGACGAGGCCCTTGAGCGGTTCGAGGAATCGCAGGAGGATTCCGCCCAAAACCGGGCCAATGCCGTAGATGACATTCGCTTTGCCCGCATGGGCGAGCAATGGCCTGACAAGATCAAAAGATTGCGCGAGGTGGAAAACCGCCCCTGCCTGACGATCAACCGGCTTCCGACGTTCGTGCGCCAGGTGGTCAACGAAGCCAGGCAGAACAAGCCCGGCATCGTCGTCAACCCGGTCGACGACGGCGCGGACAAGGACACGGCCGAGGTCATCGGCGGGCTGGTCCGGGCCATCGAACGCAGCAGTAATGCCGATATTGCCTATGACACCGCCATCGACCACGCGGTTTCCGGCGGATTCGGGTTTTTTCGCGTGGGAATCGACTACGCCCACCCCTACAGTTTCGACCTCGAGGCCCGGATTGAGCGCATCCCGAACCCGCTGATGGTTCATTGGGACACCAGTTCGACGGCGTTCGACGCCTCGGACTGGAACCACGCCTTTGTGTCGGATTGGGTCGGTGAGGACGAGTTCAAGCGGCGCTATCCGAAAGCCGAGCCGGTTTCGTTCGAGGGCGACATCCGCGACGGCGTGGCCCATTGGCACGACGGCGAACAGATCAGGCTGGCCGAATACTGGCTGAGAACCGAAAAGACCCACAAGATATATCTGATGAGCGACGGCAAGGTGATTCGTGAGGATCAACTGCCGGAAATCGGCCGGAAATTACTGGCCCGCAACGGCATGAATGCCGACGGCTTGAGCGAAAAGGATTGTTGCGATGCGGCCCATGCGCTTCTGGGCGGCATGGGGATCAGCGTAATCAAACAACGCGAGTGCAACCATTTCGAGGTCGTACGCCGCATCATCAACGGCGTCGAGGTCTTGGAGGAGAACATCTGGCCGGGGCAGACCATACCCATCTGCCCGGTTTGGGGCGAGGAAATCTTTTCGGACGGCAAGCGGCATTTCCGTTCCATGATCCGGGACGCCCGCGACCCACAGACGATGCTGAATTTCTGGCGTTCAGCGACAACCGAACTGGTCGCTCTGGCTCCCCGCGCCCCCTGGGTCGGGCCGGAGGGCTTCATTCCCAAGGGACAAAAAGCCAAGTGGGAGCAGGCCAACAACAGGTCTTACGCTTACCTGGAATACGACGCGTCGGCTGGCGCGGCCCCGCAGCGGACGCCGTTCGCGGGCGTTCCGGCCGGCGCGTTGCAGGAGGCGCTTAACGCATCCGACGACATCAAGAGCATTATCGGAATTTACGACTCGTCCCTGGGGGCGAGAAGCAACGAGACATCGGGCCGGGCGATTTTGGCTAGGCAGAAGCAAGCGGACAATTCCAATTTCCACTTCATCGACAACCTTTCCCGCGCCATCAAATATGCGGGCCAGGTGCTTATCGAGATCATCCCGTCCGTCTATTCCGACCGCAAGGCCATCCGCATCCTGGGCGACGACATGCTGGAGAAGGTTATCAACCTCAAGACCAACGCCGCCGATCCGCAGGGCAGGATTTACGACCTGTCCACCGGCAAGTACGATGTAACGGTCAAGGCCGGGCCTTCGTTCTCGACGCAGCGCGAGTTTGCCCGCGAAGCGCTGACCGAAATCATGAAACAAGTGCCGGGGTCCGCGCCCATCGTGGGCGATATCCTGATGGAGTTGATGGACTTCCCCGGTGCCGACAAGGTTGCCAAGCGACTGCAACATCTTCTTCCCCCGCAGGTGCAAGCAGCGGAGGGAATCGCAACGCCGGGCCTGATGCCCGGCCAGCCGATGCCGGGAGCGCCAGGAGCGCCGCCCGTCATGCCGGGGCAACCCGGCCAACCGCCCCAAGCAGCCCCGCCCTCACCCGGCGGGGTTTTCGTTTAGGTTCATCATGTCAGAACTGGCGCGGAAACTGCTGTCCCCCTTTGATGAGGATGCATTTCAACGGGGCATAAGGGAAACGAATTGGTTTAAGGAGTTTGTTCGTCAGTACGGCGAAGAACCTGACCTCGACACTCCGTCCTATGATTACCGCAAGGCATGGGCGAACGGGATACGCCCGCAGCGCGATCTGTACGACAGCAACAGATACCATTGGCCCAGTTCGCTTCCTGATGGGGGTGCCCTCAAGTCAGGCGACCACCCGACAGCATGGAAAGAACACTTTATGCGTCAATGGGGTGTTAATCCAGACGCCCTACCTCTTAAGCAGTTCCGTCGTGACCAACTCTTTCCAGAAGAACAAAAATTTTTTGAGAAAAACCCCAATGTTTCTGGCATGGCGACAGATGATCGTCGTGTGATACTTAACCCCTACTCATCGCCTGAAATTAATCGTGATCTTGTCGGTATTAATGAGCTTGCTCGGCTTTATATGCGTCATGGTGGCAACGGCCCAGAGTTCGCACTTACTCCAGAGCAGGAGGCGATCTTGTCTGGAACAAGTTATATTAACGCCTCGCCGCAGGATAGGAGAGACACAATAGCG